CATAGTCCAGCTTGTACGTCTCGAACGACGCCACGCGGCCCACATAGGCGCGACGCAGGGCGCTGTCGGAGATGTCGTTGCCGAACGAACGGGTGTTCTTGGCCAGGTCAGAGGCCATCCCGTTGTAATCGCGGGTGCTCAGGGCCAGATAGCGGTCCGTGTCCATCACTCCCTGCTCGTTCATGACGGCCTCGATCTCAGCCACATCGTCGAAGCCAGAGGCTGCGGCGGTGCGCTTGACGACCAGCGAGCCCTGTTGCGCGGCCACGTTCATGATGGCGACGTTGATGTCGCTGGCCAGCTTCTGCTTGGCCGCATCGCCCAGGCGCTGCTCTTGCAGAGCATCGCGCAGTTCGGTGGCGGTCATGATCCAGGGCACGGCGCGGCTGAACCCGATGGTCGCCGGGACGGTCAGTTGGGTGTAGTCGTCGAAGTTGCTCGTCATGTCGGTGCCGCTGTAGCTCACCGAGATGTACGGCTGCGGGCGCCAGATGACGTTGTTGGTGCGCTCCATCATCGTCTGATCCGTGTTGTAGATCGCGACGTTGCGAGACAGAACGAGGGCGTCCTGGAAGCCTTCCAGGATGTTTTCGAACGCGATGCGCTCTTCTTTCGAGAATGAGTTGGCCATTGTGGGCTCCGAGATGAGTGAGATATTGCGGATCGCTCCGCGCCTGCTTACTCACCCCGTTGGAGTCGGGCGGCCACTCTGTGTCTTGTCACTGCCGATTTTGGGCTGGCGAAACCCGAATGGCGCCGAATGTAACACATCCGGCGCGGGGGTCAAGGGGTCAGATGTTCAGCAGAGATTCCACCCGCTTAAAAGCGCGCATGTATTTCTGCATTCGTGCCACATCTTTCTCGGTCACACCCTTTAGGCGGGTCAGGTCCGAGTTGTCGCGTAAGTCCTCCCTTTTCACCAGCAGCGCGTCACGGTTGCCAGCTAGGCGCTCAATGAACTGCTCGTATGTCTCACCGGCCTGCCGCGTCAGCGCCTTGACGCCAGCAACTACACGTTCAGGCATACCGAAGTCGCGCAGATCATCAAACGACACATCGCAGTCTTCAACTACGTCATGCAGCACAGCAACGGCCATCAACTCCTCATCGCTTGTGCGCAATCGCATCATCATGCGTAGCGGGTGCAAGATGTAGGCGTTCCCACCCTTGTCTGTTTGGTCCGAGTGCTTGTCGGCGGCAAACTGAATCGCCTTTGCAAGAACATTCATGTTACGCCCGCGCCTTCGCCCTCAACTGCTGCTTGTACCGGACGACCTTGGTCATGTCCCCGGTCTTCGCAGCATCCTCGCGCAGACGATCCAGCGTGCTGTCTGACGTTCCACTGACAGGCGCAGTGCCTGCCGGCAAACTGCGCTCGGGCGCGGGGGGCTTGGTGCGTGGGGTGACTTTCAACTGTGCCTCCAGTTTCGCAACGGCGAAGGCGAACTTCACCGGGTCAGTGATCGCGGCCAGTTCCTTGGCCTTCTTCGGGTTCTTGCCCAGCGCGTAGACCACCAGGGCGGGATTCTCCGCGCCTTGCAGCACCACGCCCTGCTGGGTGACGTTCAGGGCCTGCTGCACGGTGTGCTCGGCGTCGTCGAAGTCGCGCACCTTCAGATCGGCTTTGGCCTTGCCGTAGCCGTCGAGCTTGGCCTGCCACGCCTTCTGTGCCTCCTCGGCCTGGCGCTGGGACTCGCGCTCGGCTTTGTCGGCCTGCTCCTTGCTGCGATACCAGGATTCCAGTGCGGTTTCGTACTTGTCCGTGTCGTAGTCGTGGTCTTCGAGCTTCGGCTTTGGGCCGACGACGGGCTTCGGCGTGGCCGGTGCGGCTTGCTCGCGGGCCTCATAGTCGCGCACCTTCTTCTGCAGTTCCCGGTGCTGCTTGCGCAGTTCGCGCACCCATTCAGGCGCACGCTCGGTTTCGTCGGGCGGTGGTGCCTCGTCCCCGATGCTGACCGTTACCTCGTCGGCCGGCTCCTCGTCTGGTGCGGCCTCGGTCTCAGGCGCGGGGTCGGCGTCGGCTTGGGGTTCCTTTGGTTCTGCTGCGTCTGGCGTGTCGCGCTCGTCATCGCCATCGTGGACTTCGGTGCCTCCATCGGGCTGCGTGACTTCGATCTTGATTCCCATTGCTTACCTTCTCTCGCGCATTACCGGCTGCGCGGTTGCCGTTCGGCAGGGGCCGTCAATCATCCAGCATGGCGATGGCCAGGATCATGGCCACCTGAGCGTCCCGCTCCTCGACAATGACGCGGGCCAGTTGCATGTGCGCCTCAATCGAATCCCGCGCCATGTCGTCAGCGTAGGAGAACCGAGACAGGTCAATCTCGATGCGCTCCTGCTGCAGCACCAGGAACTGACTCTGGGGTTCGGCTTGCGGCTCGGATTGCGGCTTCGTCTTCGGCGCAGGCTTGCGAGCGTCTGCCCTTGCCCGAGCGTCTGCCGCAGCCTTCTCGGCCTGCAGCGTAACCAGATACTCCTGAGCCACCCACGGGCTGTCAAAGATCTTGCCGCCCACCACCCACATCGGGCGCGACTGCTTGGACTTGCCAGACTGGCCACCGCCGCCCTGCGCTTCGGTAGGCGGAATCGGCTGGCCGCCGAATAGCAGGCCAGCGAATAGCGCGCCGCTGAGAAGTCGGTTTCTAAGTAGCATCAATGATCGGCGTGCCGTTGCCCTGCGCATCGGGGCTGAAAGTGATGCGCGGCGTGGTGCCGTCCTGCGCCAGGTATTCTTCGGTCCCCGAGCCGAGCCCAGATCGAGCGCCGGCCAGCGCCGCCAGAAGCACGCGCATGATCTCCTCAGCCGTCAGCGTCTCAAGCGGTGTAGACCACACCTCAGCGGCAATCGTAGCCGGACTGGCACCGCCGCCTGCGCTGTTCAGCAGCTCACCCATCGTGCCAGGCGCGTTGTAGGCGCTGGCTAGGGCTTCCCACACTGCGGCCGACAAACTCTGCGGGCTCAGCTCGGTGAAGGGCGTGATGTCGCCCGACAGGTTGCCCGTGGCCCTGACCGTGGCGCTGTTTGAGAACTGCACCAGCGCAGCGCCGACAGCGTCAACGATGGCACCCAGCGTGGCGTTGTCAACCGTGAACGTGATATCTGCGTTGCCGGATGCTGACAGGGCACCTGCCAGATCACCCGCAAGATTGAACGTGATGGACGTCGAACCTGACGCAGAGACAATCAGTTGCCCATCAGCGGGATTGACGGTGATCGTGACCGTCGTGCTGCCCGTAATGTTGACGCCCGCCGCGAGGTTCAGCGCGCCCGGCGTGACCGTCACCACCAGATTGGTGAACGACGACATCGCCCCCGGCTTGTACGGCAGCACCCACGACGATGGAGCCAAGTGCCCGCTGGGGATGCCTGCCAGCTTGGACGGGATGCCCTCGCCCACGGACTGGTTCATCCGGTCGCCACGCCCCCACATGGAACGGAAAGTTCCAGGCGAGCCGCCGATCTGGCGCAGGGGTAGCTGCGCCAGGAGCGTGGTGTTTGTCTTGAGAGCCATGAGCCCGATCAGCCCCAGCCGACCTCGACCGCGCCGTAAAAGTTCGTGCTCGCCGCCGCAGCCGCGCCCGCGAAGTAGAGCCACGTGAGACAGGCACCGTCCATCACCCGAGGAAGGCTCGGCAGTTGGTTCAGCAGATCCCGCTCAGCAGCGACGGACACGGTGGTCAGCGGCAGCGTGAGCAGCGGGCGAGCCAAGCACAGCGCACCGGTGCCGGTGTTGGCCGCGCTAAAGGTGACCGTCGCCACCGTGGACACGCCCGTGTCACCAGAGGCTAGGGGCAGGAATGGGCCGTAGTTGTTGGCAGCCGTGCCGCTGTGGCTGATGTGCCCCACGATGCCGGAAGCCGTCATGGAAACCGTGACCGGAAGCGTTTTGCCCGAAGTCGGCACTGTGTTGCTGTAGCTGAGCGCGATGTTCTGCGCCGTGGCGCCCGCTGCGGCGGTTTGCACCCAGAACAACCTGCACCCGGCCCCGTTGGTGTAGCGCAGGCTGGGCGTGCCCGTGAGGGTTTGTGCCGTGGCCGAGTTGTTGCTGATGCCGGGCCAGTAGCCCTGCAAGTCCACCAACATCAGTTGCGCCGGGACGCCTGTCGCCACAGAAGTGAGCGCCGCGACGTTCAGAACGTGCTTGGTGTCTGGACTGACATTCCCGCCGTGCGGCAGGCCGAAGATTTGCGTGCCGTTGCCGGTGGTTTCGTCGCAGGTTCTCCACGCCAGCGCAGTGCCTGCAAAGGCGTTCGCCACAGGCGTGCCGTTCAAGCCGCTGAAGTCATACCACCGGCCTGCGGTGTAGGCTGAACCGCCCGTGAGTTTGTTCCAGTCGGTGCGGTTGAACTTGCCGCTTGTGATCTCGTTAACGAGATCGTCCATTGAACTGAATGGCATGGTGATTCCTTACGGTGTCCAGATGAATTGCGCCTGCCCCACCATCGGCAACAAGCCGCTTGTCTGGGTGGACAGGTTGTAGATGTAGTTGAGGAACGCGCCGTCGTAGATTCTGGGCAACGCTGCCTGCTCACGAAGGAAGTTTTTTTCAACGGTTGACGACAACTCGTTGGCGGACATCGTGAACAGCGGCTTGGCCAACAGCATCACGCCGAACCCGCCCACGCCTGCCGCAAGCTGCACAGACTGCACAGACCGCACGCCCCTGTCGCCACCGGCCAGCGGGAAGAACGGCCCTGCAGAGCCCCCGGAGG